ATAATGGCTAAACCTACTATAGAAATAGGGGGGGTAGTTTACCCCATGACTCATCTAATAGAGGCCCTTCGTAAGATTGGAAGGATATGGCGCAAGAACGCCCGTATTTCCCTTAAGATGCAAGGCAAAGTAAATACCGGAGCTTTGTACAACTCTATGTCCGTAACGGTGGGAGAAGATACCGACGGTTACTTTGTGAATATAACGCCCCAAGTTCACTACTGGGAGTTTGTAGATAAGGGAGTTCAAGGTGCAAGCAGAAACATCTTTTCCCGTCAGTCCGAAAGCCCCTTTAAGTTTGGAAGCGGTAAAGGCCCAAGGGGGTTACGTGGAGCGATAGACAAGTGGGTAGTACAAAAAAACCTAGAAGGTTCGAGAGATGCACAGGGCCGATTTGTTCCTAGAAAATCTATGACGTATATGATATCTAAAGCTATCTACACTCGAGGCTTAAAGCCTACCTTCTTTATCTCAGATACAAAGAAACGCCTAAAGTCTAAAATCTTGCGATGGTTAGGGAAAGCACTAGGTCAAGACGTAGCTAATGCCCTGAGACTTAATCTAAAACTAAACAAAAATATCGAGACAAAATGACTATGATAGCCCAGCAGCAACCGAGTACAAGTTACGTACATGGTGCATTCGAACAGCTTATGTATGTTCTGACTTCCGATAACCAAGCGGGTAACTTTAAGTTTCGCTATATCGCTGACCTATATGTAGGGGGTGTTCTCGTTTCAAGGGTTAAGGTATACCCTAACGCTTCGGGTGCGGGAGTGATAAGAGTAGATAAACTTATCCAAGACTGGATGAGTATTACAAAGGCCGATATGGGTACAGAGACGAATGAGATATACGACAAAACAATCCACAAACTAGGAGCTAACAATAACCTAGAAATATGGGGCAAGAATAACGGGGAAAACTACAGGAAGGTAGAGTTTAAGATGGGAGAAGAGTACGCAGCAAGTGCAACGGAAAACCCTACAGAACACCCTAACGAACTTACAGGGCTTTACATATCGTGTATTATGTCCGCTGGATTATCTAGGCCCACAACTTGGGACGAAGGTATCCCAGACTATCTAAGTAACGAAAATTGGATTAGAGCTAATATCCCCAACGCCTTTACGAAGCAAGTCTTTAGCGACAGAAAGATAGATGCTAACTTCACAAGCACAACAGCCCCTAACGTTAGCGTAGTACACCAAGACGTAACTGCTTACGAGGTGAGAACTTTAGGGCTAGGCATGGACGGTGCAGCACCTCAAGCTTCGGTAGCGGTTTCTGCTTGGATAGGATTATATAACACTAGCGACGCTCTTATCTCTTCGGGCTTTATTACTGCCGCAAGTGGTGGCGGCATAGCTCCGGGAAGTGTAACGACCGACGGCGCAAGACTTCAATACATAGGAGTAGGCCCGTTTAATTTAACGATACAGCAACTACTGCCCGATTTCGACACGGAGTTTTTAGCGGGCAACGTTTCTTATTACGAGGTATTCTTTATGCAAGACGGCACGACTGTCCCTGCAGACGGCACGACGGCTTCTATGGCTTCCGTATGTTATCAGTATTCTATTGTAGGATCGGACTGTATGTACGGAGACACGTACTATAACTTTGTTACTCTAGCCTTTCAAAACTCTTTCGGGTGTTGGGACTACCAAAGCTTTAGCCTCCTACACCAAAGAAAAACGGGAAGCATAAATAGAAATACCTTTGAACAGGTAGCGGGAAACTGGGACACGGCTGACGCTAACCAAGACTTTAACTTCCGAGGCGACCAAGGGGGAACGCGTATAGCTAAAATTTCAGCTACTCAAGAAATGACGGCAAATACCGACCTCTTTAACCAAGACGAAGTAGACCTACTAGAATCTCTTTTCATATCGCCTAACGTCTTCCTAATAGGTGTAGTAGGCGGCTCTGTTACCCCTATCGTAATAACCGACACTAACTTCGTAAGAAAAAAGAACGTAAACGAACGCGCTCCCTTTACTTACCAGATTAAATTTAAGTACGCAAAGGAACGTCCAACGACTAAAGGCGGGACATATAGAGGCTACTCATGATTGAACTACTCGCATACGAACAGACTCCCCAAGCAGCTAGCGATCCGGTCGGTAAGCAAAACGTCTTAGACGTAACTAATCCGGGCGCGATATCCTTGTCTTATGAGGTTGGGAAGGGGAACGATGTGTTAGGCAGGTTTAGCCCTTTCTCTCAAACTTTTAGACTTCCGTTTACTAATACCAACTCGGCATTCTTTGGTCACTATTACGACATAAATATCGAACCGACGCACATACTATACACGGACGCCCCAAGCTTTAACATCCACAAGAAATGCTATTGTGAAATTCGTGTAGACGGAGTACCTATAATACAAGGGTCGCTGCAGCTAAAGAACGTACATATTAAAAGCGAAGAATACGAGGTAATAGTATTTGGTATGGAGGCCAATATCTTTCAAGACATGAAGGATAGAAAATTAATAGATTTATTTATTAGCGACGCAGGGGTACAGAACACAGACTACGATGTTAATATGACGGACTCTAATATTATTAGTTCGTTTAACCTTGCCAACGATGTAACCGAAGGGGCAGTCGGTGCGGGGGTAGTTATGTTTCCGGTTATTGATTACGGCCGCACACAACCCTATAACTTTCTACATTACCAAAACGACGCAGCGGGGGGACTGGGTGGTATAGCCCTAGCGAATACCCTACAGCCGTTTATGCTGAAGCCTTCTTTTAGTGTTAGCCATCTATTTAACAAGATAATAACCGAGGCCGGCTATAGCCTTTCGGCAAGCACTTTTATGTCGTCGGACGCATGGACTAAACTCTATATGACGTTAGCTTCTGACAGGACGTCTTTAGCCACTAGGGGGGTTCTTGGGAGTCAAATTTCTAACACCACCAGCCCGGCAATATTAACTTTTTCTGCCCCCTCTAGCGGGGCGATAACGGCTCAAGTTGTCCCGCTTAACGACGTAAGTGGTGCGGGAACAAATAACAACCCGCCGCTTTTATATGACGAGGGCAACACATGGGACACGACGACGTATTCGTTTGTAGCCCCACAGTCCGGTCATTACTTCGGGGAGTTTCACGCTGCTTTTGAGTCTTCAAGCATTCTTCAAACAAATGGCGCACAAGCAACGATAGGCGTCTTAGGTGGGGCTTTTGCTAATGGTGGGGTGTATCAGTGGAGTGGGTGGCATCCTCTTTACGGCGGCTCAGGAATAAGTACCGTAGTAGATTCTATTGTATGTATCTTCGATGGATATCTTGAAGCAGGCGAAGAGATGCAGTGCCAAGTTTTGGTAAACACCGGAAGCGGTGCATCGGGTCAAGTTAGATTAAGGTCCGAGGGAACGTATTGCACTATTCAAGCAAGTCAATTAGTCAACGGATTTGCGGACATTCCTCACAATATGCCCGATATTTTACAGACTGACTTCGTGAGAGATTTGACTGAAAGATTTAACTTGTGTATCGTTAGCGATACAAACGACCCTCAGAGCCTTATTGTGCAGCCTTGGGGGGACTATATTGCTGGCGGGGTTAGCAAGGACTGGACGGACAGGTTAGACCTTTCTCAATCCCGTCAAATAAAACCTACTGACTCGATAAGAAAGAAATTTATAGACCTACACGACGCCGAAGATAGCAGCAACCTTAACGCTAAATTTGAGAAGCAAAATATGTATGTCTTAGGGAGGTATAAGCAGGAAATTGAAGGGGACTTTGTAAGTGGGTCGTTTACTAACAAAGCTATCTTCGCGCCTTTTCAGGTGCAAAATATCCCAACGCTGGGGGATTCTTGGGAAACAGCCGCCCCAGAATTTCTAATAGCTAGAGAATACGGCATAGATACAGCCGGCCCGATATCAGATGCTAAACCTAAACTTTTTTATCACAATGGCTTAAAGACCCTAAACAATTCAGGTGCTTTCTTTGTAGGGGGTCAGTCCTCTAACGTTTACCCCTTGTGTCTTCCTTTTTACAATAACGGCTCGCCTATAGCGATAGACTCTCCTTTGTTATTATGGGACTTTGAAATTGGCGCGTCATTCTATAACCCAACTTATGGAAGTACGCCAAGCAATCAGGGCTATTTTGCTAGATACTGGCAGCAATTTCTTCTATCTATATATTCAGAAGAAGCGCGTATCTTAGAATGTAGCATGGTGCTTTCTCCGGCGGATATCTTCAGCTTCAAATTTAACGACGAAATTCGGATAGAGAACACCCCTTACAGGGTTTTAAAGATAAGTAACTATCAACCCTTTTCCGACACCCCGTGCAAAGTGCAGCTACTTAAAAAGGTAGAGTTAACGGCGTCTTTAACTTTGCCCGATCCCTCGCAAGATTGTGAATTAAACCTAACAGGGTATTCGGCAAATGGTACAGCAGTTTTTACAAACCTGACCGATGGGACTACAAGTTCAGGTACAGAGGTATGTTGCAACGAAAATCATTTGTATTGGAACGGAACAGACTGCCTTTGGAATACTGGTGGCGGGGGCGGTGGTGGAACTTCTAATCCGGGAGGTAACCCAAACGAACCTATCGCTCAGGGAAAAAGCTACCTTAATGGCGTCGGGGGGTATAACACCCTTAAAAGTTTACAATCAATAAACATCAACCCCATAGAAGCCGAATACTCTACGTCGGGAATAAACAAAACGACTAACGTATTTTCCACGAATAAAAACTTTGTATTTTACGCTACAACTTACGGGGCGGTTGATTCATTAGCTACACCCGACGGCGACGAAAGCCAAAATAGTTCCTTTGCTTTGCCTCCAGATATGATGTGTAGATTTGTAATACGCACCCTTTCGGTACAAAAAGACTCTAAAGGAACTACGGGGTCTTTCGGCTCAACCTCGTTTCGAGTGTGGACGTATGTAGCAAAGAACGTAAACGGAACTATATCCGTGTCGGGCAGCGAGCAAGTTGACTTCGCTCAAGACGATGCCGACGCCGGTGTTAGGGATATTGCTGTAGCTGGTGCGAAAGGTGGCGCAGCCTTTAACCCTAACGACACGCTCGGCGTGGCGATAAAATGCACGGGATCGGCCGATAGGGTTATCACTTGGCATATTGATTGCTCGGCTACGTTTATGGAATTGACAACCGCGAGCAGTGAAGCAGACCTTATTTTATTAGAAGATTTAGGCTTTATACTTACGCAAAACAATAACTATTTAGAGCAAGAATGAAAGAATACATAGATAAGGTAGGGCAGTCCATACCTAACACCCTCCAACTAGCTAGAAGCAAGGAAGTAATCCGCGATACGTATGGGCTTATTTTATATGGTTACTATGAAGACGTAGGCTTCAAAAGTTTTTTTAAGAAGATAAAACAAGGAATAAAAGCGAAGAGCAATGGCTGAAAAAATTGAAGTAGGTGTCGTCATAAAAGGCGCGGACAAAGCTGCAACAGACATATCTAAGGTAAGCGATGGGGCGAAAGATTTAGGGAAGTCTTTTAGCAATACCGACGGCTTAGTTTCCTCACTCGAAGGCGGATTAAACCGTATGACCAACGGGGCATATTCGGGCTTTAAGAAGGGCGCGCTGGGTGTAAAGACTTTTATACAAGGATTAAAAGCAACTAAAACGGCTCTCGTCTCTACGGGGATAGGTGCGTTAGTTGTGGCTATAGGTTTGCTTGTCGTTTACTGGGAAGATATTAAAGGCCTTGTGACCGGAGTTAGTGTAGCCCAGCAAAAGCTTTTAGATAATACTGTAGCCATAAGAACCGAGACGCAATTACAGTTAGATATCACCCTCCAAACGACAAACTCTTTGAAGCTTCGGGGCAAATCGGAAGAAGAGATACTAAAAATAAAAATCCGACAAACCAACGAGGTTATAGAAGCTACAAGGGAAGAACTCAAGCAGCAGAAACTAAAGAAGAAAGCAACTGACGAAGCCGCTTTAAGAAACCAACAAATAGCAGCGGGAGTGTTAGCTGTTTTATTATTACCCTACACTCTTTTAGTGGCGGCTGTAGACCTGTTAACGGCTGGTCTTGCTAAACTTGGGCTAATGGAAGAGGGTACGTCTTTTACTGAAGACGCCGCAATGTGGGGGGCTTCGTTTTTATTTGATGCCGAAGCTACGGCCGAAGAGGGGCAAGCCGTTATAGACGAACAGGAATCTACTTTAAGGACACTAGAAAACACGGTCGCCGGATATAGACTAACACAAGACAAAGCGGACCAAGACGAAATAACAAAGAATAAAGACAAAGCAAAAACAAAAAAGGAAATAGAAGCAGAATTAGCGGCAGAGTTAGCCCGCCTTCGTGCTGAGAATCTTACAGACGCAGAAGAGAAAGCGTTAGCCCTTTTAGAAGTGGAAAGGGTAGCGGCTAGACAAGCCCTCGTAGATAAGGGTGCGCAAGCGGAGCTACTAAAAGAGTTCGACGAAAACTACGAAGCCCAAAGGGTAGAGATGGTTCAGGGTTTTCAGGACGACAGGGACGCAGCACAAAAGGTAATAGACGATAAAGCAGACGCAGACAAAGATATCGCCGATGCTAAAATAATCCAACAAGAAAAGGAATTAGCAGCAGCCCTTCAAGAAGTCCGGGGAGAGATACAAGCTGCAGCAATTGCATCTATAGAAGCAGTCCTCCAAAGCCAAGAAAACGCCGCTTTAAGTGGTGCAAGATCGGAAGAACACGCCGCGCAAATAAGCAAAAATTTTGCCGCTAAAAAGAGAAAATTAGCAATAGCTAACATATTACTAGCTCAAGGTCAAGCGGTTGCTAATGCCTTAGTAGGAGCTACAGCCGCAGCAGCTGGCACAGGCCCGGCAGCCGCCGCCGCAATGCCTATATTTTATGCTCAAATGGTCGGAATGGTGTTAAGTTCCTTTGCTCAAATTAAAGGTATTATGAACCAAGCGGGCGCAGCTATGCCCGAATTTGGCGACGAGGGAGGCGGAGGCGGAGGCGGCGGAGGAGGTGGCGGAGGTGGCGGAGGTGGTACACAACTCGCTCTTACGCCTACCCTTGGGTCTTTTGGTGCTGGAACTTTGGAACTACCAGCAGTTCAGGCGTACATAATACAAAACGATATAGCAGACGCAGCTACTTTACAGGCGGAAATTCAAGCACAAGCATCTCTATAAATAAACAAAACAAAGCATCCTATTTTTAACGATATGAGAAAGCAAGTAGAACTACTAATAGACGAAACGGAAGAGGTAACAGGAGTCGAGGCGGTTAGCCTTGTACGTTTCCCGGCCATAATGACGGATTGGGTATACCTTTCGGAAGTAAAAGACAATAAGATGGCTTTCGCCATGGACGAAGACAAGCGTTTACTCGTAGGCCCTGCCCTAATCCCCGAGAAACTTATCTTAAGGCTAGACGAAAACGACGAAGAGTACGACGTATTCTTCTCGAAGGAAACAGTACGCCAAGCAATGGAGCTTTTTATGCGTGAAGCTA